GCGATTGGCTTTGCTCGCCAACGGAGGCAAGCATGAGTGACCTGAACGACGGCAACGCGTGGAAAGCCGCTTTCGAGGACCGTCATCAATTCGACGTGTACCCGGATCATTTCATGACTGGTCTGCGTAATGAGTTCGCTGCGGGATGGCATGCGGCATTGAAGGCCGCCAGTTCTCCCAAGTGCGGCAGCGGGGAGGCTAAGCGCGTACCCATCGATCACGACATTCTGGGCAACCCGATCTATACGCCACTGGACCCGGCTCACTGCACGCCTGTGACCGACCCAGGGGAAATCGCGAAGGCTCGCGCCGAGTTTGCGAAGGCACTCGCTGCTTACATCCCGCCCGCGCAGCCAGCGCAGGACGACCTGCGCGCTCTGATAGCCGACGACGCTTATGCAATGAGCTTTCAAACGATGGGTCAATATCGGACGGCGTTGCTCAAGGCAGCCTCGTCCGCGCAGCCAGCGCAGGACGGGCGCGTGGCGCCTACCCGGCCTATCGCGTATCACTTCCACCGCTTCGTCAATGGCGAAGAGCGAGCCGAGGACATCCTGATTGAACGCGCGACGACGCTCGAAGCAGCCATCAAAGCGGCCGTGAACTGCTGCCCGAAGCAGCGCATGACCGTGCTTGTCCACGCCCCGGCATGGAACGGGACGCTTCACGGCGGCTCTCTTGCTGCCCGCGCGTCATCGCCAGCGCCGAGCGGGGCGGCGCCATGGCGCCACAAGAAGACGGGCGGCATCTACCAGATCATCGCCGAGTCTCGAATGGAGCATGACCCGAAGGCGGTCGTGGTGACGTATCGCAATGTCGAGACCGGCGAGATGTGGACGCGGCCTTACGGCCAGTTCTACGACGGGAGATTCGAGCGCATCGACACAGGAAGCGACCGTGCTGACTAAAGAGCAAATCGGCAAAGCATGGCGCGAAGCAGGAACGCTATCGAGCACGCCGCCCGATTGGGCAATCGACTTTGCGCAGCGGTGCGCACGCGCGGCGCGCGATGGGGCGATAGGGGAAGCGGCGAAGGTATGCGAAGAAATGCGAGACGGCCTATATCGAGGGACGTCGTTTTATGCCGATGCAGCGGGGCAATGCGCTGATGCTATCCGAGCTTTGCGGGAGGGATCGTGAAACGTACGCCGTGGATTCCGCTTCGGACTAAACCCATTCGGCCCGGCGCATACGAGGGCCGCGAGCGACGCACAGGTCTCGTGATTCCTGACGTTCACTGGCGCCGCTTGGACGATACCAAGCATTACGATTGGTACGTCTTCAAGGGCGTGTTCGGGCCGTTCGCCTTGTGGGAATGCGTCTCTCACAAGATCACGTCGTGGCGCGGCTTGACGGAGAACTTCAAATGACCAACCCCCAAGACCTGAGCGATCCACCATTCGACGAAAGAGCGCCCCGTGTCGAGTCCGTTATCGACGCATGCATGAAGCGCTTTCCAGGTGTGACCAAAGCAGCCCAGGCGCGCTACTTCGAAGCGGTGCATCAAGATCTAGCACCGTTGGCACGCGAGCTTGAGCGGACGTGTGCCGAGCAGGCCGCCCGCATCCAACAGCTAGCGCTCAATTACATCACGCTATTCGACCAATGCTCGGAAGCGTTGGCGAAAGTCGCCGCTCTTGAGGCGCAGCTAGCCGAAGCCAAGCATGGAGTAGCACGAGTCGAGGAAACGCCAGTCGGGCCGAAATTATTCGTCAACGACGTGCTGGTGCACTCGTGGTTTGGGTGCTGCTACGACGAGAACGTTAAAGCGATCGCCGCAAGCATCAACGCAGCCCACCCGCCAGCCGCAGCGGCGAGCGATATGGCTAAAAAACACGAATCCGCGACCATATCAGGCCCACATAGTCATGACGTGGACACGTCGAGGGCCGCAGCGGCGAGCGAGGAGCCGCAGCCGAGCCTTGGCTCACCTCTGACGCCGTACGGAATGCTCGTCCGCGCGCTGCGCATTGTCGCCGGCACGACTCTGATGGACATGGCGAAGCACCTAGGGCGCGGCTCAGCGGAACTATCGTCGATCGAACTTGGCCGCAAGCCAGTGAGAGATGCCGACATAGTGGACGCGGCGCATTTCTTCGCGTGCGCGGGCATTCACAGCACGACGCATGCGCTTACTATGGCGGCCCGCGCAGCCGAGCAGGAGAAAGGCAAAACGTGACCGAGCGCGCACTCACCCTGAAGGAAGCCGCTGCCTTGCTCGGCGTCTCCTACTCCACCATCTACGCGCATAAGGAAGAAATGGGGTTCTTCCAGATCGGCAACCAATGGCGCGTCTGGCCTGACGATTTGAAGCGGGCCACGGCGGTAAAATCCGAGCCGACCGGCGCGGACGGGAAAAGGAGCAAAAAATGTCGATCCGAAAGCGCAAAGGCTCGGACACCTGGCACGTCGATATCCGCACGCCAGGCGGCCAGCGAATTAGACAGTCTACTGGTACGACCAACCGAAAGGAGGCTCAGGAGTATCACGACAAGCTGAAGCACGATCTGTGGCGGATCGGCAAGATGGGAGAGCGGCCGACTTACACATGGGACGAAGCGGCCGTGCGGCTTTTGAAGGAGAGCACGCACCTCGCAGATTACCAGAACCGCATCTCGATCATCGCGCACTTCCGGCCATTCTTCGCCGGCCGCGCGCTGGCATCGATCACGCGGGACGATATCTACAAGGCTCTGCCGGAATGGGATCGGCGCTGCAAGACGGAGTTGAAGCCCGTGGCCCGCGCGACGAAGAACAAGTTCCTCGCGACGATGCGGGTCATGCTGAAGACAGCCGCCGAGAAGTGGGAATGGATCGACCGGGCCCCGAAACTCGACGATCTGAAGCTGGCGAACAAGCGCGTCCGGTGGATTACGAAGCAGGAGGCGCAGAGGCTGATCGCATCCATTCGGTCTGACTGGCTGCGCGACGTGGCGATTCTCGGCTTTGCGACTGGGCTGCGCCGCGCCAATCTGCTTGAGTTGCAATGGTCACAGGTCGACTTGGTGAACCGCCGCGCATGGATCCACCCGGATCAAGCCAAGGCGAGAAAGCCTATCGGCGTGCCGCTGAACGATGATGCCGTCGAAGCGATTCGTCGGTGGATTGGACGGCATGAGCAGTTCGTGTTCGTGCGCAACGGACACCCAATCCCGCGAGATGGATGGAACAGCGCGCAGTGGGACCGGCAGTGCGCCCGCGCGGGGATCGAGAACTTCCGGTTCCACGACGTGCGACACACCTGGGCGAGCTGGCACGTGCAAGCGGGTACGCCGCTGAACCGTCTGATGGAATTGGGAGGCTGGGCGAAGTACGAGCACGTGCTGCGTTATGCCCACCTCGCCCCGTACCACCTAGCGGAACATGCAAAAGTGGTCACATTTACGGCACAGTCACAGCACGACGAGCCGCAAATCCTTGCTGCATAAGGCTCCGGGAAGGCCTTATTTTGCCAAGGACACGAGACGCACGAACAGAAGTTGAACGATTAGAAGGTTGATTCTTAACGGAAAAGTCTCGCGCCGGTCAGCACAGAGACTGTGTCAGTTTGTGGGCTTTTCGGGCCTTTTCGATCCGCATTTTACAGATGTGGTCACGTTTCGGTCACAGCGACCATCCTCCTGTCATTTCGACACCCCCTTGACACGCTCGAAGGTGTGCAGGCCTCCCAGGCCGAGCATGCCCATCAGAATCGGCCACATCTCGGATAGATCTGCAGGTGACAAAGCGATCGGATGCCCGGTCAGGTCCAAGGCAAGTTTCGCGATCGGAAGACCCATCCAGTTCCACACGCACGCGGCGCCGCACGACCAGCCGATGAACGGACGCCATCCTGCAACGAACGCGCTCTCGTTGTTCGCCTCTGCCTGGTTGATCTGCATCTGACCTTGCACGAGCGCCAGCGTCGCGGCGAGCTGCTGCTGCTCCTGAGCCGTCTTGTCGGGAAAGAAGCGCTGAACCAGCGTCGTGACGAGGTCCATCCCTGCGGTAATCGGATCTGCTGCCATGTTATTCCCCCGTGAACATCATGAGCGCCAGGCGCGTCGCCCGGGCGCCGACCTGCTGCGCCCACTTCGAGGCGAGCATTCCATCGTGCGCGGCCTGCCAGTTGCCGGACTGCACCGCGGCGAGCGTGTCCTTGAAGCCAAGCAGCGCGACGATGCCCAAGTTGAAACACATGTTGACCAGAACGCGCTGGCGCACCGAGTCAAGGTTGCGCCACCAGCTAAGGTTTAGGTCCAGCGCGCGGCAGGCCCGGTCGATGTCGTTCGATAGCAACGCGCTCGCCTCGTCGTCGCTTATGCCGACGTCATCCAAGTTACGACCCACGCCCAAGGTCAACTTGCCGACTGTGTCGCGATAGGGCTTGAGCTTCACGCCCTCGTCGCGACGAAGTTCGGCAATCAGAGTCGGTCGATCGAACGCGTTCACAGCTTGCCCACCATGGCGAGGATCTGCGAGACCTTCTCCGGCGTCGGGATGCCCGCGTTCTCGATCAGAGAGACGAGTTGCGGCTCGAGCTGCGACAACTCCTGCTTCTTCGCATGCAGACCGACGAGCGACTCTAGTTTGTCGGCGATGCTGCGGCCGTCGTTGATGATCGTGTTGTATTCCGTTTCAATGCTGCTGAGGATGCTCATGCGTTTCTCCGGTTGATGATCTTGTCCCGAAACAGGACATACAATTGCGCGCCCGTATAGGCGATTGCCAGATACGTTGCGACCTGCGTGGCGGTGACATTTCCCACCGTCACCAGAATCCAGGAAACCGCCAATTTCATTGCGGCGATTACTGAGTTTTCACTTTGCATAGAGCTCCCCGTTCTCATGCTTCACCATATTCGAATGCGGTCGCGATGCCGTGCTTGTGCAGGTCTGGGAGCATGCCTTTGACCTTTTCGCCGATGTCATCGCGGTAAATCATGTTCGATACTGAAATCTCATCGACCGTCGCATACGCCCGTTTGCGGGCCTGCGATATGGTTTTTCCCATACCGGTCACGACCGCAAGGTAGTCGCCTGCCGTGGCCCACATCGGGCGCTCGACGATCGTCTCGCCCTCCATGTCGGGGAGCTTCTCCATTTTCACGGCCTGCGGCTGGATGTACTTGGCGTTCTTCTTCGTCACGCCATAGATCGGCACGCCGTCCGTTTCTTTGCGCGTGGCGTTCGAGTACGGGAAGTCGGGCTGCGCGAGCACGACGCCGATCGCCATCTCGGTGCTGACTTGCAGCGTGTCCTTGCCGTCGATCGCGTCGCGCATCCACTGGATCGGATCACCCTTGTGCTGGCTGAGCATGATGTTGAACGCCGGCCAGCCCGGGCGCATGGTGAACTCGAGCGGCCAGGGCTTGCCCTTCTCGTCCACGATGCAGTTCACCGCGCAGTCGGAGAGGTGACCGGTTTTCACGACGTCTGACTCGATCGGCTTCATGACGATGTCGGCGAGTTTCGAGGTATCCACATACGCGGCCAGCGTTCCCATCTCACCGGTGTTGCAGCCGATCTCTCCTGACATCAGCTTCTTGTGCTCGAAGTGCTCGGTAGGCTTGCCGACGTAGCCGTTTTTGCCGACCCACTGAGAGACGCCAATCTCGACGCCTTTGATGAAGGTCTGCAGCATGACCTCGCCCTTCGGGTTCATGCCCATCTTCTGCCAGCGTCGTAGCTGCCCGACCATGTCGGCCGGCGACTTCGCTGCGTAGGTCAGAGACTTGTCCTCGTTATCCCCTAACGTCTTGAAACAGTACCGCTCCTCGGTCTTGAAGACGTACTTCTCGGCCTCGGCCATCGTCTTGAACGTCTTGTATGGCGGGCACTCGATGCCGTGCTTTTCAAGGAACTTCATGCCGTCCGCGCGCTTTATTTCGAGGTTCGCCGAGGCGACGGTCGGCGCGTAGATCGGTGCGCCCTTCTTGCGGAAGAAGTCCAGGCGCGGCAGGTAGTCGTCGTTGCTGGTCGTGAAGACGAGATCGGCCCACGACATGTGCGACACCCAGTTATCGACCGTCTGTACGCCAAAGCCCCGACCCATCGTCGGGTTCATGTTAGGCTTCGGCTTTCTGAACCACCGGACGGTGTGACCGGCCTGCACCGCGCGCCAGCAGAGCGCCAGGCCGACGCCGTCGGTATCGATAACAAGCAGGTTCATTTCATTTTCCTTGTAAGGTTCGCCACCATGAATCTCTACGAGCACGTCCGCCTTGCTGGAACCGTGATCGGCACCCCGTTGGCCATTTCACTCTATCGGTTCATTGGACGCTGGTATCAGGCCCGGCGTGGCGTATGGCACAGCGCGGCGTACCGCCTCGGCCAAGCGGTGGGTCGCCGCCGAGCGCGGCGCCGTAATAGCCTTCGTGGCTAGACCGCTTGCCATCGAATAGACCGCGCCAGGGATGATGCCCAGCGCCGCCTTGTGCGGTGCGCCGACCATCTCCCGAAAGGCTGTGCCGGAGTCGGGAAGGGTTGGCGACAGACGATCGCCGGCCTTCTCCGCGAGGTCTTGCATCAGCGCCTTACCCTGCGAGAACGCGCGCTTGTTCTTCGACGAGTCCAGTTGCCGGGAAGCGCTGCGCAATTGCGCCGGCGTGAACGTGCCCTCCTTCGCTCCGGTGCGCGCCGCCGCGGCCTGCACGCGCAGCAGGTTCGCGTACCCCTTGTTGATCTTCTGAAGCTCCGGCGCGAGCTGCGGGTTCGAGCGGTCGAGCATCCGGCGCAAAGACGCCTGCAATTCCTTCGTGGCGTTTCCGAGTTCCCGCACATCCGGGTTATCCGATCGTCCGAAGTCTCGTGTCATGCCGCCGAGCTTCTCCTCGATCGCCTTGACCGTTTCGCCGAGCGCGTTGCCCTGCGGCGTGAACTTGCCGACGATGTCCCGATCGATGATGCGCGTGAGTTGCTCGGCCTGAGCCGGCGGCAAACCGCTCGCCATGCTCTTGACGGTCTGCAATTCCTGGTTGAACTGCGGGTCTATGACGCCGCGCATTTTCGGCAGCAGCGCGTCATACGCGCCGGAAAGCTGGTCCGCCGCATACTCGACGGCCTCGTGACCTGACTTGATGCCGGCAGGCAGTTTCCCGCCGATCGGATCGAGCGCGCGATTGATCGCCACGGTATTGAACGACTCAATGCCCCGGCGCTGCGCACTCTTGATCGCGTCACCGAGGAACGGAATGCTCGTCGCGCCCTCTTCCAGGCGCTTAAACGCGCCGCCGAGCGCTTGGCCGGGCGTGAGCTTCACGCCGATGCTCGTCAGGTATTGGACGGCCGGGTCGATCTTCGGCGCGATCGTGCGTGAGATGGCCTGGCCGACTGCCGGCGCGACCGTCCCGAGACCCGCGCCCTCGCCGATCTGCTTGAGCTTCTCGATCGCGAAGTTTCCGCCACCCTGCACCGGTTGCAGCGCGCCTTGCGCGGCGCCGAGACCCGCGCCGGCCACTGCTCGGCCAGTCAGAGTCGACGCTCCGGCGCCCGGCATGACTGCGGCAAGCGGCGCCGTCGCGGCGATGTTCCCTGCGACCTCGCCGGCGCCCGCCGCGATCGGATGCGCCTGCTTGTAAGGCGCGACCTCATGAGCGCCACGCGCGAGACCCTGTTCCGCGTCCTTCGTCAGCCAGTTACCGGCCCGACCCAGCATGTTCGGGTTGTTCTGCGCGCCGCCGACCGCTTGCAGGCCGTGTCCGACCAGTTGCTGCGCGCCGAGCGCGACATCCTGCACGCCGCGGCCGAGCCCGGCGCCGAACGATTTGAGCGCACCCGGCTTCTCAGTGGCCTTCGGCCCCGTCTGCGCATCAAACTGCGAGCGCGCCGCGTCGAGCTGATCCTTCGGTACGCGCGGCGCGACGACCTGATCGAAGTATTGAGCGCGCGCGACCTCCTGCTGGTCTGGAGCCAGCGCTTTGAACTCGGCGCTATCGGCAACTTGGGCCCAAGGTTTCGCCATGATCAGTTCCAGAGGTGGGAGAAGTCGCCGCCGGCCGCCGCCGGCTTCGCGGCACCGCCGCCGCCTTCGATGCCCTTCGCCTCGCCCGACAGGAACCGAGTATCGAAGTCATCCTTGCCGGTCGAAGCCTTGTATTGCTGTTTCAGACCGTGCAATTGGCCGCGCATGAGGCGCTTGGCTGTTGCGATGGCGCCAGATAGCTGCTCGGGTGACGAAGCCTTGTCGAAGGCTCTAGCGGCTTCCTCGCGGTCGGAGACGCCGCCGCCGGAGCCGACGATCGCCTTCACCACTTCATCCGCGACGATCTTCTTGGCCGCATCGAAGTTGGTCGGCGCCGGGTTGCCGGTCTCCGCAGCGATGCGCTGCGCGATGCTGTTGAACGCGCGCATGTCGCCGTTCTTCAGCTGCTTGCCCATCGAGTCGAGCGCATCGAGGTGGTCCGTCGCGACGTTCAGCGAGCGCACCGTCTGGCCGAGCTTGCCGGAGGTGAACTCCTTCTCGCCCTTCAACTGAGACTGATACGTCTTCGCGTCGTAGTTCGGGTTGATCTCCTGAACGCGCTGCATGATGCGAGCCATCGCGGGATTTCGAAGCGCCGCTCCAGTTGGGGGCGGTAGCTTGCCGGCCGCGATCAGTTGAGCGTTCGATTCAATCGCGCCAGGATCACCATCAAGACGCTCGCGCTCGATGCCGAGCCTGGCGCCTGCATTCGCTTCGTCAGCCCGGTTGTGTCGCTCGGTTTCTCCAAGCCTGGAGCGGTCGATGCCGATCTGCTGATTGCGCTGCTCTTCCTCGACACGCTGATGCCGAGCCGTGTTCGCGTCTCGCTTGGATGTCTGGTCCTCCGTCGCGTACTGGTGCTGCTGCTGGAGGATCAGCGCGCGCTGCTTAGCGTCATGAACCGTCGCCAAGGTCTTCTCAGGATCGAACTGATCGGGTATTGCATCGATCTGATCGGCGTTGAATAGAGGGTTCCCGGCGCCGTTTTTGAGCGATTTCAGGTGCGCCTTGATCTGAGGCATCAACTGCGAAACCATGCCGCGCGCTTGCGCATCGGCCTGAGCGAATGGCATGCCTTGCTGTTGAAGGTTGTGCAGTGCGCTCAGATAGTCCTGATATGCAGCACTCCCTACCTCTTCAATCTTGCCCATAGCCATGATCCCGGTTTCAAGATCGGCCCTCGATGCCTGCGCATTGTTCTTCGAAATCGTCGATTCGGCCTCGCGCTGCTTCGTGAACTGCGATTGCAGCGTCATGGCCTCTTGCGGATTCACCGCGCCGACGCGCTTGATAAGGTCCTGCTGACCTTCGGGCGTGCTCGTGTCGGCGTTGGCAAATGCCTCGCGCATGGCCTGTTGGCCCCGAAAGTTATGGATCTGCTGCCCCATTTGGAGAGCTTCCCCCATCGTCTGCATCGGGCTCTTAGGCTGCTGAACCTGCAGCGGAATGGATGCGTCTACGGTTGCCATGTTCCCCTCTTATTGCGCGACTTGGCTGAGCAACAGGCCGCCACCAGCCGAACCAGCGGGCGAGAATGTATCGGTTAGCCCATCGGTTGCCGGCACGCCGAACCCGGGGTTATTGCCGAACAACTGGCTCATCTGATACATCTGAGCGGCATTGCTCAATCCACCTCCAATCGCATTGGCCGCGCCGACTCGTCCCGCAGCCGTAGCATTGCCCGCGCCGATGATGTTCGAACCGATCTGCGCCCCGGTGTTGGTCAGCGTGTTGCCGATATTGGCACCGGTCGAAACCGTATTTCCCGATGCCGTACCCGCCGCGCCAGACCCGAGACCCGCCATCTGCATCAGGTTCGAAACCTGGTTGTTGTACAGCGAATTCGCTTGATTGAATTGATCGTTGTAGATGGATTGCGCGTCTCCAAGCTGCTGCTGGTAGAGCTGATCGGCAGAACCTTGCGCGTAGTTGTTCAAGTCCTTGAGCGTCGCGCCAGATAGCTGCATACCGCGCGCGGCGGCGCTATTCTCGATGCCCTGCAATCCTTGTTGGAGCGCGAACTGGTATCCAGGAGTAGCGCGCAAAGACGCGGTTGGGTCAGCACCATTGAACCCCATGAGGTCAGATAGTCTCTGGCGGGATTGAGCGCCCATTGAGTTAGGATCGGCGCCGGCCCACCCGGCAACGTTCTTCAGTCCTTGCAACGATTGAGCACCAGGCGTGTTCGGGTCGGTAATTTGCCCCGTCGAACCAGCAAACCCGCCGCTCGCCCCGCCATAGACCATGCCCGGTTGGAATTGGCCGTTCGAACTCAGTGACGACAACAGCTGATTCGGGTCTCCGCCATTGGCTCGTACCGCCTCCGTCAGTTGGTTATTCAGGCTGTTCCGGTTCTGCGCCAGGATGTTGGGGTTGAGTGCGTTGGGCCCTGCGTCGCGCTGATCCTCAACGTTCCAATTGGCACCAGATGCCTGCTGATTCCTCGATGCGACTTGATCCCATGCGGCCTTGTATATCGGGTTGCTGTTGTACAGCTGCTGGTTCGGCGATAGCACGCCATTGTTGACGGAATAGAGAGATCCGCCAGCCCCCCCGCCACCAGAAGCGCCTCCACCAAGCGCGCCTCCCGTCGTCGACGTCGCAGCCTGAGCATATTGGCCGCTCGGTGAGATAGGAACCCCGAGTAGATTTCCGAGCTGCGTGAGCGCGGCCGATCCGGCGTTGATCCACGGCTGCTGGTTGGCCTGTGCGGCCTCTGCGGCCTGTTGCTGGGCTGCGATCGATTCTTCCGATGCCTGCAACTGAGCAGCAGATGCGTCTTTCGCAGACTGAGCCTGAGTATCCGCCGCCGACTTGGCGCCACTCGCAGCAAGCATGCTGCCCCCTATGCTTCCAGCAGCCGCAACTCCAGCCGCAGCAACAGCTACACACATGTCTCACCTCTCGGAAGATCTTTGAGTTTGAGTTCCATCACCACGTCGTCGGCGATATAACCGCGTCGCTGGAGAATCTCGTACATTTTTCCGGCCATCGTGACCGGCCAGCCAATGATGCTGACACCTCGTTCGCGCAGCGTATCTTCGATGCGCGACATGAGGCGAGGCATGGAAAGCCGGCAATTAGGATGCACATAGAACGTATCGACGTTTCCGCACAACTCGGTTTTCAGATGCAGGCTTTTGTAAAGAATCAGAAGCGCATAACCGCGCAAGAAGCGGTCATCATCGCGCATCGTGATTGCGATCAGAGAATCGCGTTCGGCCAAATGAAGATACGTTTCGATGTCCGGATCAATCGGAAGTCCACGCTGTCCGTGATAGGCGCACGTGTCTTTCTTGATCTCCGAACATTCGTCCCAGCTCTGCTGACCAAGCGGGATGATATCTTCCGCAAGTTCTCGCGTTAAAGGCTCGATGGCAATCTTCATTGGATTTCTCATGCGACATTCCCCGCCGCGTCATGCCACACCGTCGGACCGGTGCTGTTCACGTACACCGGCTTGCCGAGCGTCGTGTCGTAGTAGGGTCGGCCCACCCAGAGAAACGCCGTCGGGCGCTGCGCTGTCGTGCCGCTTTGCGTGAAGGCTGTGAGCAGGTTGAACACCTGATCGAAGAACGACACCCATCCACGTCCGAATGGTTTGGAACCATTGCCGAAGTCACTGCCGGGGACGTTATTTATTAGCGCCATTCTGATACCTCTCGCGCATGATCGCGTATCCGTTGGTCACGACGAATTTCACCGGATCGGTCATGGACAGGCGCATCACCATATCCCGAGCGGAACCGATGCGGCGCTTGGCGACGCGCGGCCCCTTGTACTGACCTACCTTGCCGAGGCTCAGGAACGACTGATTGCCGTACGTGCGACCGCCGTCCTTGCTGATCTCGAACATGAGTTGCGGATTCGATCCCTGGCCCGCCTGAAGTCCAACGCCGGTCTCCATATCGAACATGATCTCGTCGATTCCAACGACGTTCATGTCCTGCACTACGTGACGGGTCACGAGTTGACGCAGGATCGTCATGCCGTTGTCGGTATAGGCCGAGGAGTCGTACTTGTAGATGTTCCCGCCCGCGCCATCGATCGCGTAATCGATCTGGTTGAAATTCACCGCCATTCGAGCCAGATGAATCGCACTGAGCGCCGTGCCGGTTTGCACTTCCGACCAGAAGTTCGAAAGCGTGTCATACAGGAAGCTGCGCTTGGCGGTCGGGAAGTTGATCTGATACATCGGATGGCCGTCCACCATATAGGACAGAGACACCGCATCCGAGACGACCGAGAACCCGTTGATGATGTTGGTGATGTCGGGGGAACCCACATCGACCGGCGCGAATCCCTGCCCCATCATGACTTGGACTTGTCCTTGAGGATTGCGCGCCAGGAACATCATCGTGTTATTGATCTTCGCGCGCGAGAACCGCGCTGCGAGGCCGTATTCCTGAGCCACCGACCGGAGCGGAGCATAAGGGAAAGTGGCCGCGCCGTTGTTCTGCCAGAACTCGATGGAGTTCGTGCCCCACAGGATCAAGTAGCCGTGATCGTCATCCACCGCGAGCAGGTTGCCGGGGTTCGCTGCCATGCTCGCAAAGTCCGATGCGCTCCACGTCGTGCCGTCGTAGCTCGCCGACTTGTAGAACTGGTTCGTCGTGGCCTTGTCGACGATGAAAAATCCGTTATCGAAACAGACCGTCGTCGCGCCGTTCGGGAATCCCGCCGAGGTGATCTTACCAACCCACGTCGTCGTGGCCTGGTTGTAGATGTAGCCGTTGGTGCCATCGACGATGATCAGCTGCGTGCCGTTGTCGGCCATCGACACCAGGCCGGCGCTCGTGTTGAGCGTGCCGATCTGCGTGCGCACGAAGTTCGAGTCGAACTGGAAGAGCGTATTTCCCGACACGACGTATAGGTATGAGCCCATCACGTACATGCCGCGATTCACGTTCGAGAGCGACGAATCGACGAGCGTCAGTCCCGGCGTGCCGAAGATCGCGATGTTCGTCTTGTCGCCATCGACGCGCACCTCGTAGTAGCAGTTCAGGCGACGCTGCGCCGTGACCGTCAGGCTTTTGCCGGCCGTGCCTGCGCCGAATAATGGAACCTTCTTCAAGTCGTCACCTGCTCGAATTGGACCATGCGCGCGAATCGTTGCCGGGCTCAAAGTACATCGAGGTGTTTTCCGCGTACAGATCGCGCGCCACCGCAAGGGCCTCCTGATAGTTGCTCAGCATGTCCTGCGTGAACGGCGCGTTGAACATCGGCGCGATCTCTTTCGTGAGCCCCCAGCACAGCGCGCGATACCACGTCTCCGGGTAGTACGGCGTATCGGTCGGATTGCTGAAGACCTGCGTGGGCTCCATGTACGTGAAGTGCAGATACTGCGTCACGTCCGACGAGCCGGCGATATCGAGATACAGCGTGCCGTTGGTCAGGGTGCGCTCGTAATAGACCGCCTGCGGTAAAGAGAGGTACGACGCATTTGCCTTCGACGGTAGAAAGTCATAGTCCTGGAGCGTCATGAGGTTGACCGGCGTATCGTTTCCGTTCTGATCCCTCAGAACCGCCGTCTCGATGAGCTCGGGGCGCTGCGCCTTGCTCGTGTAGTTGTACACGACCGCACCGGACGACGCCTGACTCGTGAGGCCCGACGCGAGGTTGATCGTCGAACCCGATGGAGCGCCATTGACTGTCGTCCAGAACAGCGTGCCGGAATCAAGCAAGATGCCGATATTGTCGTTCGCGCTGACGTTGGTGATGGACGATACCATGAGCGCTGTCGCATTGGCCGCCGCCGTGGCCGTGGTGGTGCGTCCGTAGCTCTGGTTCGTCCAGTTGTCGCCCGATGCCCCGAGCAGGTACTTGCCCGTCGAATTGGATAGGAACAGATCGCCATGCTTGCGCGTCCACTCCTTTAGGCCCGGCGCGAAGTCGGCCTTACCCATCCACTGACGGGTCAGCATGTTGAGTTTTCGGGCGCAGTCCGTCGTTTCCGTGGCGCTCGGGGATTCGTTATCGCCGAGCTTTCCAAGGTTTAGAAGGCTTTCCCTGATGATGTCGTCCCGAGAAACCGAGAGGGTATATACGCCCGATGTCGTCATGCTGCGCTCTTCAGTTTGGAGTCGATGATGTCCTTGGCCGCATACCAGACGTCATCCACGGTGATATCGGCCTGGCACTTGGCCGTGCCGGTCTCTTCATCCTTGTGGCAGTGCTCAAACGAGAAGTGAAGTAAATGACATGGATAGCACGCGGTATTGCGCGGTTCGAGCGATACCGTGTTGATCCAATCACGGGTCAAGTTCTCGACGCTGCTATGCGACAGGAAGCAGATTTTTGGGACCAGCATGCCCGACGCGGCATTCAGCACGCCCGTTTCCGGTCCGACGATCAGATCGCATTGCTCGATGAACGACAAAGATTGCCTAATAGACCACTTCCCGCAGGTCTTATGCACGCGCGGCTCGTTCTCCCAGCCGGCCTCAAGCATCGCGCATTCGGGACCTCCGACGAGAACGACATGCGCGCGCGGATAGTCGATCAGCACGCGCGCGACGAACTGATCGAGCGAGGCGTTCGTCTTGTGCACTGCCGAGCCGGCCAGCGACCACATGATGACGAAATCGCCCATCTTCGCGCGCTGCTTGCGCGCCCAATCCTTCTCTTCGGCCGTCGCGTAGAACTTCACACGCGGTTTGTGCGGCACGCCAGCCAGTTCGTGCTGAAACTGAAGGTAGTTGTAGTTCAGGATCTGGTGACGCAACTGCTTGGGCCACCGGTGCGCCGTGCGGCCCGGCATCGCGAGCCACGTGCCTTCTACCGACTCCGACAGGTTCACGAAGTGGTCGTACTTCTTCTCGATGTAGGACCAGAACTCGAGCAAATCACCATTTGGCACTTGGTCCTTGTCCTGCAGGATGATCTCGTCGATGTTCGGATCGTGCTCGATGACATCGGCACCCGGGCGCGTGCTATACAGCGTCACGTGATAGCCCTGCTCCTTCAGTCCCGCGAAGACAGAAGACGCCTGCATCAGGTCACCGAACGCGCCGTAGCGGATCACCGCGGCCGTCTTCTTCGGCTTCTCCCGGTTCCACGACTCGATGCAGCGCTCGCCGCCGGTGCGCTTGAAGACGAGAAACATCGAGTACTCGTCGCCGCCGTTGCGCTCCTGCTTCTCGACTAGATCCCATCCTTTCGCGACCTCGCGCATCGCCGCGATGATGTCCTCGGGGAGGAAGTCGTGCACATGGGTCGGGTTAGCGCCTGGCTGTCCGATGTTGGGGTAGAAGTCTTTGTGTGGCAGGTAGAGGCACAGGTGTCCGTGAGGCTTGATGACTCGCCACCACTCTTTGAGCGCGGCTTTGTAGTCGTGGATGTGCTCCAACAGATGTGAGCTAACGACAGCATCCACAGACTGACTTGCAAACATATCAAGCCGCTCGCACGTCTCCACATAGACATCGGGTCGAATGTTCCATCCGAATTGTTGGTGATCACAATTATCTACCCCAATGTAGTGCGGAAATGTCTTGTACTTGCCGCATCCAAGATCAAGCACCCGGCCGCGCGTGTACCTCACCAGATCCCATCGGCATTTTGCGGCCTCGTTTCCGTTGCTCGTTGCTGCGGTCCATACCATCTTTGTTCTCCAATTCGTGTCCGTGGTGGTTAAAGAGCTTTCCGTCCTGTTCGTATCGGGCTTTAGAATGGCCCGTGATCACGCCGAACGGCTTTGTTTTATCGAGCATGTCAAAGACGGTCGAGAACGTTTCCGCGCTCGACAAAGCCGCCTGCATCACCATAGAAGTCGTACTCGTGCTCATTCGAATACATCTCGTCGGTCATGCCCATCTTGTGACCGGTGAATCCTTTGCGCAGGTTCGGCACGTTGACGTCATCGGTCACGTCCGTAGAACCGGCCCATCCGCCATCGCGGAAAGAATCGGCCGGCGTAGATGCGCTGTAACCGACCGGCATCTGGTTATGCGCGCGCTCGTGGCGCACGACACGGTTGGCCTCGAGCGTTGACCACTCTTTGGACGGCTCCGCTTTGGGCGGGGCGTTATATTGCACTTTCTCTTGGATCGGCATCACTGCCTCCTAAAAAGAGGGGCACCCGAAGATGCCCCAAAGCTCGCCACCACGAGGAGATTCGATTTATTCCCAGCCGTCGCCCTTGAACCCCTGCGGCGTGATCTCGTGGTACGGCAGATCACGGATATCCGCGCAGTCCTGGTTCTGGATGTCGTGGCCAGGGGGGAGATAGTTGAAGCGCGCCGACTCGCCCGACTGCGTGCCCTTCTTGGTGATGTAGCCGTCCGTCTCAAATCCAGCCTTGTCGAGATTTCCCTTCGTCCCGTTCGGAATGCCGGGAACCGTCGTTTTTGTGCCGCTCTTCATGATCGCTCCTTAGTTCGTCACGTTCGCGAGAGGCTGAACGCCCAGCTCGTACGAGACCACAGCCTTACCGACCGTATCCGCACCCGAAACAACGTCCAGAATGTCGCCCTGCGCCAGCACGATACCGCCCGCAGCCGTCGAGAGAGCAACGTTCGTCGTGGTACCCGCAGCGCCTGTGCCGAGAGTCGTCGTCGCCAGCGTGGTCGTGGCCGTACCGCTGATCTGCAGCACAGAGAAGAGGTGCCCCGCAGCCGTACCGGCCGTCGTCACCGTGAACTGCGCGCTCATCGCCAGCATCTTCGTGAAAGCAGCGTACTTGCCGTATTGCGTCGTCGCCGCACCGCCTGCCTCTGCACCCGTCACCCCCAATCGAGCGACATAAGCCGGGTGGTCGTAGGCCATGTTTTTCGTAGCCATGATTGCTCCTTAATTCAGAATCCGATCTTCTTCAGCCAGTTCTGCATGTTCGTGCGATTCGTCGCCGAGCAGATAGGCTGAGCTTTGGACTGTTCACCATGCAAGGCGGTTGTCGTTACACCCGCGCCATCGAAGTAACCGAGGTCGTAGATGTAACGCAGCGCCGCAACGGTGGACAGACCACTCATCTCTTTGAACAGAGTTTCCAGGTCCGAGTTAGTCATGCTTCGCCTCCAGAATGTTCAAGCTTGTGACACACATGGCATAGCTAGCATATGACTATGCCGCGTTGTCACTCATGCCTGACTATCCCACTTAACGATTCGCACGTTGGCCGCGAGCGTGTGGACGATGCCAAAGCCACCTAAGTAATACCAGGCCACGCCCTTGCTACGCCCGTAGTCGGTCGGGATCTTGCCGCGCATCTCCTCCGGCACCGCGATCGCTTCGGCCACCGTGTCGTTTCCGAAGAAGAAGATCCAGTCCGACTTCGCGTTCGTCCAGGTCGTCTGCGTGATGCCGTCCGTGCCGGTTCCCTTGGCGATGTTCGTCTGCTCGACGTAGCGAACGTTCTCGTAACGGCCAATCTCACCGTTCATGATCAGCTTGAAGCCGGTCTCGGTGTACTGGTGGATCGTCTCGAGGTTGTTCTTGAACGTGCGCAGCGTCGTCGGCCACGCGAGCGCGTAGTAGTCATCGCCGATGTAGGCCGGGATGTTGCGCTCCTTCATCGTGTCAACGAGCGACTTCGCGTGGTTGTTATTGAACGCGACGTTGTTCGTACCCGTGACCGTGCCGTTGGTGTACAGCGTGATCGCCGACGTATCCGTGCCGCCAGTCGGGATAGCGCGCAGCAGCGTCTGGTTAAATTGCGTCCACGCCAGACGGTCGAACGTCTTCACCGCGTCGTTCTTCAGCACCTTCTGGATGAGTTCCATCACCGGGAACTTAGACAGGTTGTCGAGCTTGCCCGAGTACGGCACCGAGTTACCTGCTTCACTGATCGTCAGTGTGCCCTGCGTGATCGTGAAGTTGGTTTCGGGCATCGTGTTCGTTTCGGTGAGGTTCCCACCGGCGTTGGCGACATCCGCGAACACGTCCCACGTGAAGATGTCACCCTTCTTCTTACCTTGCTGCGAGGCGTCGCGCACGTCGCAGAACTGGCGGAACTTCACCATCGGCTGCACTGCCATGCGCAGCACGTTCGAAAGCTGGCGGCTGTACATATAGCCACCCAGCGAATTAACTGCCCAGACCTGACCGGCCATGTCCTTCTCCTTTATCTGACCTGACCGCGTGACTTCGCCATAGCGTTGATCACGTCGGAAACGGATTCGTCCTGCTCTTCCTGAACCTGCGACGGCACACGGCTCGCAGCCGTCGGAATCGTCGTCATAGATGCTTTACGTTCTCGCCGGGTTTCAGTCGCAGACGGAGTTTTTCTGACGCTACCAACCCACTCGCGCACTTCCTTGCCGATCGACTCATAGCGGTCCCAGTACGGGCGCGCGTCGCCTTGGGCAACCAGTTCAGCGTCCTTATTCAGGACTACCTGTCGGAGAATGGGATCGCCAAAAACGTCTTTGAACTCGGTCTGAAACCGGCTCACGGCTTGCTGGAAGGACATCCTTTCGTCGATCAGCTTCGGCAAGTCTGTGGTGGGACTGCGCAGCTGGCGAATGGCTTGAACCGCTTCCTCTTCGCTGCCCATTTGTATCGCGCGGACAAGCGCTAGGTCGTCTTCGACCGGGGGGGTGGGGCTGGCTGGTTTTGCCTTGCCCTGCGTGGACTGGACGGCTTCGAGTCGTATTCTCTTGGCCTGCTCCAGGTAATCATGCGCGGACTCGACCATCTGAGCGCGCGCAATGACTTCTTCAATCGGCAATTCTAGAGACTTGCCATTTACTTTCAAGGAAATCTTTTCTTGCGTCGCAGTATTTGACGGTGGATCGTCATCGTTCTGCGTATCGTCTTGCTGAAATCGCGTGTGCGCGTCGTCGGGAATTTCCTCGAACTCTGCGTTTCTCACCTCGTCATTCGAGTCGGCGATCTGATCGTACATCGCGAGACGCGCGTTATTGCGTTCTTCGATCGCGGCTTTGATCTCGGCATCGGTCTGCCGCTCGCCATTTCCTCCTGGTGTTTCAGGGTCATCAACGGTGAGGTAAAACGGGAACAGCAGTTTGCGTAGGAGTCGAGGGAGTCTCATTCTTCACCTTCGAGGAGTCGAGTGGCTTGCTGACCGTCTGCGATTGCATCGGCCAGCCAGATTTGGAATTGCTGAGCGCGCCAGATTTGGTTTTGAAGATCCTGTATGCGTCGCCGACGCCACGGCGCAACCTTGGCGAGTTGGTGAATCGCCTCTTGCTCTTCGGTCTTGGCTTTGGCCAGCAGGTAATCGCCAATCTCAGAGCCGAGGAAGTTCTCGACGACCTTGCCGAATACGGCCGATTCGAACAGCGCGTCGGTCTCAAACATTCGGCGTTCCTGGCTGTTGCGGTTGCGGGATCATCTGACCGGTATGCGGCGAGATCTGGCCGGGCTGCGCCGGCTGCATCATCGGAGACTGGATCTGCATGAAGTGATCGGCCAGCTTGCGCTGATTGTTTCCGCGCTGCTTCATCGACTCGATGACGATCTTCGTGCGGTTGTTCTGCTCGGCGATCTTCAACTTGTTCTCGCCCGTGCGCTCCTGCATCTTCATCATCTGCATCTTCATGGCCTGCAACTGCTGCATGAGCTGGACCTTCTCCGGGTCCTCGACGCTAAAGAAGCGCCGGCCATCCTGGTAGCCGAGGTGACCGAAGATTTCCTTGCCGACCTCGTTCGTGTTCAGACCCGGCACGCCCATCTTCACGATGTTCGCGTAGCTCGTCGCGCCCATGATGAGCTTTTGCACCTTGGTCATCGGGTCCGTTGCGCCCATGCCTACGTTGACCTTGAGCGTCAGTTCATGGTTGAGCAATTCGTCCGTTGCTTGATCGATGCCGTACTTCTGAAACAGTTGCGCGCGCTCCGCGGCGATGCCCATCACCACTTCGTCGGTCTCGTAGTGCTGCTCGAGCTTGATCAATTGGCGCAGGACGGGCTCAAGGAACGTGTAGACGTAGGTGAGCAACCCGTACTCGGTGAGCGTGCCCGCGGCGCCCTTTAGCATCGCCATGCCGCCCACGGTCTCTTGCAGCTTGGCGTTCTGCTGGATCGTGGCCGGTGAGAAGTTGCCAGCGAGCTCGTCGAAGTCGACATTCAGGCGGTCCTGCTCCTGGTAGCTCGATGCCGTGACATCGGGCCAGTTGACCTCTTTGATGTCCTTGTCCGGGTCATCGGTCATCGTCACCGCGCCCGGCACGTTGCGCACGATCGACGACAGATCAGCGTTCGCCCCGCGCTTCACGAACCAGCGCTTGTTCAGCACGAACTTGACGTTGTCCAGGCGCTGGTTGGCGATCTCGTTCGCCTCCTGCTGAAGGCCATCGGTCAGTTCAGGAATGGACGACGGGAAGACCTTGTGCGTCTCAATGATGAAGCTGCCCAGCACATACGGACGCATGCC